ATATGATTCTTATGCTCTTATGTTCTTCACATTGGTTTATGCCTTTAAACTCAATGACTTATGGATGAACATACTGCTTTACATGGCTATTTATGCTATGTTCAGGCGTTGCGCACTACACAACGTCATGATATGCTGACGGCTCGATTAACGGATGGAGATGTAAAAGATGATTTGGGCAAGAGATAGGATATTATTTGTAGATGCTAAGGATAAGCACATGTTTAACCTGTTCAAGAGGGCCTGCTTCAAGGCAGGCATCGTGCCTAACGATGCTATTACGCAGTACACGGGTCTTATCTCCGATGAGCATGAGGAAGGTAAGAAGGGCAAGGCTGAGATGATTGAGATAATTACTGGTAACCCAGTTCCAAAGGAGTTCACATAGGTGGCTACACGTATCAACATATCGGTCCCTCAGGATGATGTGGCTATCATTGACGCATTCACAGCCCGATGTAAGCACGAGGGTAGAAGTCGCTCAGAAGCGATTATAGAGCTGATTAAGACCCATGCTAATATGGGCTCAATGACCAAGTGGCAGGAGGCTGTGGCTGAGGCTGCCAAAGATGAGCCGCTGCCTGACTTTTTACTTTAGGAGAGACACCATGAGAAAAGAACGAGAGATACAAACCCTGCAGCGTAATGTGCAGGATCTGAGCGACACGCTGCTGAACATGGTTAATACCCTGAATATAGTGATGGCCAACCAGAACAATATAAACAAGCGCCTCGGAGCACTTGAGAAGCTCACAGCCGGGCAGCAGACGCTCAAGGCTGTGCGTGGTATCAAAGAGTCTGAAGAGGAGATACTGGGCGCTGGAGGTACAGGGTGATTAGACTTAACACATGGTTTTGGTTATACTCCCAGCTATGAGCGCCATAACCCCCGAAGAATCCGCTGCCTCTAAAGCTAGACAGCAGCGACGATACCGAGACGCCCACGCACTTAAGCAGTACGAGGAGCGTGAGCACCTGCGTGGGGAGATACCCTCCCGCAAGATAGTCCAGATGAACAGTAAGATTATGGAGATACTGATCAAGGGCAACGAGGATGTGGTCACGCCTTCAGGCGAGATACTGGTTCAAGAGCTGGACAGTACCCGGGCTAACTGCCTCAAGGCAGCAGCAGACATTGGCTTCAAGTTCCTATCCAAGACAGTACCAGACCTCAAGCAGATTGAACTACGTGCCGACGTGTCAGAGGAAGCTCTGCCCCAAGCTATTACGTTCACTGTTGTCCGGGCTGGGGGTGAGAATGATGACGACGATGACGACGACGACGACGACGACCTCAACATCCCTGGTGGCTCAGTATGATGGATCTTGTGCAGCCAGAGAAGCTACCGCAATGGATAACAGGGATACCCGACCCAATATACCCGGAGATACCTCAGCTGCAGCCTAAGCTATTGGATATCACCCTCATTGACGAGCTCACCCCGTTCCTTGACCCATATCGCTACAAAATAGCCTATGGCGGACGAGGTAGCTCGAAGTCGTGGGGCATTGCTCGCATGCTGATTGCCAGGGCATATGCCAAGCGGGAGAAGATACTCTGCTGTCGTGAGCTCCAGGGCTCCATTGAAGAATCAGTACACGCGCTGCTCGAGGATCAGATTTCCCGCATGGGTTTGACCTCTGCCTTTGAGATTCAGGCTAAGAAGATAACCTGCCTGACTACTGGCTCGGTCTTCCTGTTCGAGGGCATACACCACAACGTAACCAAGATTAAATCCATGGAGGGCGTCACGCTGGTCTGGGCTGAGGAAGCCGAGAAGATAAGCAAGACATCCTGGGATACACTCACACCAACCATACGTGCTGAAGACTCAGAGATATGGATATCATTCAATCCTGACGACGACCTCGATGAGACGTGGCTCAGGTTCGTTGAAGACCCACCACCAAGAACATACAGCGTCAGTATCAACTTTCACCAGAATCCCTGGTTTCCTGAGGTGCTGCGTGAAGAGATGATGACGTGTAAGCGCAAGAGCTATGACGACTATGAGCACATCTGGTTAGGCAAGCCACGCAGGGCTATGAAGGGCGCCTACTACTCGGAGCTGATGTCTGACGTCTGGGCTGAAGGCCGGGCGCTCAACCTGCCATATGATGATACGATGCCAGTGATAACAAGCTGGGATCTTGGTTGGGCTGACAGCACAGTCATATGGTTTGCCCAGGTATCACTCAGTGAGATAAGGATCATAAACTGCATAGAGTTCAAAGGTACCAGCCTCCCTGGGATGGTTAAGACCTTGAAGGAGCTGCCATACCAATACAGCCAGCACATCTTGCCGCATGACGTCGCGATCCATGAGCTTGGCTCAGGCAAGAGTCGCAAAGAGGTGTTGTCAGGGTTGGGTATTCAGGCTACCATAGCACCCAAAAGCGTTAGTGTGATCGATGGCATCTACGCTGTTAAGTCGTTCTTACCTCGCTGTTACTTCGACAAGACGAAGTGTGAGTATGGGCTCAAGGCACTGAAGCGGTACCGAACTAAGTATAACGAGGACCGTAAGGTGTTCGATAACAAGCCTTTCCATGACTGGACCAGTGACTTCGCTGACGCCTTCAGGTATTTGGCTATAACCCCCCATGAGACTGGGTTCAGTAAGTGGGGAAGCGCGATAGACTATGGGACAGGGAGCAAGCACATATGAGACCGGAAGAACAATTGCAGATGGTAGAGCAGCAGCTGATGCTGATGCAGGAAGGTGGCGAGCAAGAGAGCGCACCAGATGAGCCAATGGATGAGAATGAGATCCTCGAGGTCATAGCCACTGAGATGAACCAGTCGGCTACAGGCACATTCAGTACTGAGATTGATGGTAACCGTGAGGAAGCACTGGAGTATTACCTTGGTAATCCCCGGGGCGATGAGCAAGAAGGACGGTCTCAGGTAATCAGTACCGACGTGGCTGATGCTATCGAATGGATTATGCCCCAGATTATTAAGGCGATGGTGGCCAAAGGCCCTGTCGTTGAGTTCGATGCTGTTAGTGCCGAAGATGAGATGCAGGCAGAGCTGGAGACCGAGTTCACCCATGATTGCTTCATGAAGGAGAACGAGGGCTTCCTGAACCTGTATGAGTACGTCAAAGATGCATTGATGCAGAAGAACGGTATCTTCAAGATTTACTACGATGAGACCGACAAGGTCAAGACTGAGCGCTATGATGGCTTGAACCAGCAAGAGCTGGAGATGCTCATGCAGCAGCCGAACGTCGAAGTAGTCGACATGGATGAGCAGGTCGATGAAGTGGCTATGCAGCAGCGAGAGCAGCAGCTTCAACAGATGCAGCAGCAGATGGTACAAGCTGGGCAGCAGATGGTACAAGCTGGGCAGCAGATGCAACAGCCACCACCCAGGCAGCCACAGCCAGGGCAGCCTCCTCAACCACCTCAACAAGGATCGCAACCACCATCGACACAGCAGATGCAGCAGAAGATGCAGCAAGGCCAGCAGCAGATGCAACAATTGCAGCAGCAGCCCCCTGTTATGCGCTACTCTGTGACGGTCGAAGTAACCACGACACAAGGTAAGGTGCGAGTGGATTGTGTGGCACCTGAAGACTTCCGGGTTAACCAGCACCATGACTCGCTCAGCTTAGAAGAGGCGAGGTTCACAGCACACGTCAGACTTCGTACTAAGTCAGAGCTCATCGAAGAGGGGTTTGACCCTGAGGTCATCATGAACTCTGGTGATAACCTGGATAATACCTACGAGAAAGACCACAGGTTCTCGGCACAGGACGAGAGCGTATACTCTGACCCCAACTACTCAGATGATGAGAGCCAGACTCTGTTAGAAGTGGCTGAGTGTTACATGATGATTGACGTCGAGAAGACCGGTACTGCTAAGCTGATGCAGATTACAACTCTAGGGGGTGATGATCCGACAGACATATTGGATATGCAGCCCTGTGAAGAGAACCCCTTCGTCTCCAGTACCTGTATCATCATGAGCCATAAGTTCTTTGGCTTATCGATTCATGACAGATTGAGGCAGCTGCAGGACATGAAGACCAGTCTATGGCGTAACATCATGGACAACCTGTACTTGCAGAACAACCGCGAGAAGGAAGTGGTTGAGGATCAAGTGAACTTAGATGATTTACTGGTTTCACGTCCTGGTGGTGTTAAGCGAGTGAAGCAGCCGGGCATGATACGTGAGCTACAAGTTCAGCCTATCGGCCAGGAAGGATATCAGATGCTGGATTACATGGATCAGGTTCGTACCGGTCGTGTAGGAGTTTCTCCAGATACTGCAGGCAATGTTGATGCGCTTGGCACAGCTGTAGGCTCTGAGGGTGTAGCACAATTGCTGTCAGCCAAGGAAGAGCTAACTGGTTTGATGGTTCGTGTCATCGCGGAGACAGGCATGAAGCCTGCCTATCTGAAGATACGCGACCTATTAATCCGCTACAAGGACAGCACAACGGCCTTTAAGTTCCGTGGTGAGTGGTCTCAGGTTAACCCGAGTCAATGGGGCGAGCGATCCAGAACCACCATTAAAGTGGGTACTGGCACTGGTGATGACCAGCGTAAGGTTGGAGCAATCCAGCAGGTTATAGCCTACCAGTCTCAGGCTCTACAGACTCCGGACAATACCCTGGTGTTTGCCCCTCAGATATACGAGGCGATGGATGAGTTCTGTCGTGTCTCAGGCCTGAAGTCAGCAGCACCATACTTCCTTGACCCAGCGGGCAGAGAGGGTAAAGGTAAGGAAGCTGAGCACAAGCAGAAGCAGGATGAAGCCTCTAAGAAGCAGGACCAACTCAACCAGGCAATGGCTAAGGCCAATGAGCAACTGGGTCAGGCTGAGATGATGAAGGGTCAAGCGGCGCTGCAGTCACAGCAAGCCAAGGTTCAGATCGAGCAGGGCAAGATGCAGATGGATGGCATGAAGCAGCAGTCAGACAACCAAGTAGCGGCCATGAAGCAGCAGCTTGATGAAGCTAAGACTCAACTGGCCGCCATAAAGGACAGCCAGAAACTTGGTTTTGACTACGCTAAGCTCGAGCAGGATGAGGCACTGACGCTTACAGAGTTGGAGCTGAAGTACAACCTCGAAGAAGAGAAGATGGAAGAGCAGCATGATGTTAACCAGCAGCAGGCGCAGCAGTCTGGTGCAGAACTAGAGGCCAAGACAGATGCCAAGAACGAGAAGAAGTAAGTACGCACCTGGATTTGGGGAGGCTTCTGGTGGTGCTGCGGTAGAAGGTCTAGCAGATGTGGCAGCCACCATGGGTTCCTCTATGATGGTCGAGCCTGCCGCAGGGTTGACAGGGCTAGGTATGGGGCTGTATGACTTGGCTCGAGGAGGAGATGATCCTCTGCAGTCAGGCATAGATGCTATCGAATCCACCAGGGAAAGATTTACTAGGCAGCCTAAGACCGCTGTGGGTCAAGAGAACCTGCAGGATATCGCAGAGTTTATGTCACCTCTCGAAGAAGGTCGGGAGTGGCTGGGTGAGAAGAACATGGGTGCTATGCCGGACTGGGCACCACCATGGATGAAAGCAACCGCAGGAACTATTGGTCATGCTCTCCCTGAGATAGCTGGCACCATGATCGGCGCGCCCAGCGTGATGAGAGCAGGCCGCAAGTTCAGCAACGCTTTAGATGATATCCCCGAAGTAGTGCAGCCTAAAGGCCCTGGTAAGTATCAAGGCGGTTCGGTGGGTGGCGTGAACGCTAAAGGCGCTGACCTGGGTGCGCTGTATAAAGCCCAGCAAATGAAGACCAAAGACGGTATGGATGCTGACCAGATTCGCATGGAAACTGGTTGGTGGGAGCAGGCGCCTGATGAGTGGGTATACCGCATCCCTGACACAGGATTCAAACGCAAAGCCGCCATGCCGAGTCGTGACCCTAGCGCCGTTGATAATCAGATACCGATTATGGAGAAATACTCAGCAGCCAGAACTTCAGGAGATGAGAAGGCCGCCTCAGCAGCAGAGTTAGAGATGCGCCAGATATTCGGTGAAGCTAACCTCGGGGACATATACGACCACCCAGCGCTGTTTGATGCATATCCACACCTGAAAGACATCCCATATGCAGAGGGTGGCTTAGAAGACACAGTACAAGGTATGTACAACCCTCCCTCAGGGTTTGGTGCCAACTCCAAAGGCAAGATAACCATAGGCAATGATTTGGCTAATCCCGACAGCACAGTCATCCATGAGATCGGGCATGGCTTACAGAACTTTGAAGGCCGAGTAGGCGGGTCTAATGTCAAAGCTGCAGGTATGGCCAGGAACAAGATGCTGGATGTCAATAACCTTGAAATAGAGAACATGAGAAAGTCTCCTGAATTTAAGCAGGCTTTGAATGCTAAACGCACAGAACTGCTAGGGGATCGCAACTATGCAGACCTAGGCATGATGGAGCGGGCTAAACTACAAACTGCTGCTAAGGACGCTGTAGCAGAAGATATGGGACTTGATAAGTTGGTTAGTGAGCGTATTCGCCTCGAGGATAGCTCTGACTTTGCCACATACCAGAAAGACTGGGGTGAGGCAGAGAGTCGTCTGGCACAAAGAGAACTGGCGCAAAGAGACGCACAGAGAGATGATGGTATGACCGACGAGTTCATAGACCTCCAGGCTACCACAGCCAAGCCTATGTATGACTTCCCGACAGACCAGTTGATTGATACTCAGGCAATATTGGCTGGTGACCCGTCTAATGCATTTACCTCACGCATGTCTGCCAAAGACCCAAACATCACTCCACGACAGGCCTTAGGGCTGATACGTAAGCGTGGTGGGGGGTTGACCTATAATCCAGAGACAGGAG